AACAAAGGTTCCATCACGAACAACGTAGATGTCAACGCCTAGTTGGGTAGAGACCAAACCATTGCGGAGGGCCATATCAGAGAAGTTGAAACCAGAAGCCATTTGAGACTGCAGGATTCCAACTAAGTCGGAGTTTTCAACGACCAAGAACATACCTTTCATTGAGTCGGAGTAGGCGGAAACCTTGGCAACTAAGTTAGCCAAGATTATGGCCCAGTTAGAGGCGGTGGTGAAGCCTCCTGACGGAGTGTCGTAAGTGCCAGTGCCAGCCTCACAGAGCTGGTTCAAAACGGAGTAATCAATGCCATAGGCGACAGCATAGGCCATTTCGTCCATACGATTAGCCATAATGTCGTAACGTCCCATCTTTTGTTCAAAGTCGTAGACGTGTTCGCCATAGATAGCTTCCTCTGTTTTAGTCAGACTGTCATCAGTGATAGTCCAAGCAGAAACCGAGTAAGTGCCAGCAACAGCTTGAATAGCGGCAGTTGGCTGAGTTGAATAAGGGTTGTGGATGTATTTGTCATCTGAACGATCAACGTTACAGATAGCTTCAGCCACAGTTGCTTTTCTCAAGACCGATTGCAGGTTGCTTGAGAAGTATTTTGCACGATAGGACGAGCCTAGCGTAGAAGTTCCAATAGTATTCATTTATAATGGATTATTTAATAATAACCCATTGTCCACAGCTAACTCTTGTTGAGTTTAGCTTCCATTCGTAGTGCGACTAACTTGTCAATTTCACTCTCACTTAGTTCGCCTTTTTGGGCTTTTTCGGTCAGAGCCTCTATAGTCGGAGCGGTAGTCTTGCGTGTGCCACTTGTTTGAGTGGCTAACGCTGTTTTACGCTTCTCCTGTGAGTCGGTGAGGATAGCTTTTAAAGTGTTGTTTTGCAACGCTTCGGCAATGGTAATTTTGCGGTATTTGGCAAAATCTACCACCTCATCAACATCTTCTATGTCCACATTAGCCTTTGCCAAAAGCAGGGCATCTTTTGCGGACAATTCTTGTGAAGGTTCAATTTTTGGTTCGGGTTTCTTTTCAACAACTGGTTTAACCCACTTGCCGTCTTTAAACTCAAAACCTTCTGCCTTCTTAGCCCTAGCGAACAATTTTTTATTTTGTTCTTTGAGGGTTTCAACATCGTCGTCAGACTTAGCGTCCTCCTCGGTGTCGTTACTCAAATCTAGGTCTAATTCTTCCTCGCCATTTGAAGTGTCGGCGTTCACAATGTTTTCGTCTTCCATATTTTTAAGAGGTTGTGTTCCTCGAGATGATAGTTTAAGTGTCTATCACACAATTATTATTAATTATACTACTTTTTTAATGATAAAGCAAACTTATTTCAAACTGTCTTTTTTCACTCGTGCCTCTTTTTCAGCCGGTGTTTCTTCTTTCTCGTTGGCAATCACAGTTAGAACCGCTAACTGCTGTTCAAGGTGGTTGTTTAGTCTTATTTGCGACAAAAAGACGAGTTCCCTATCTTGAGGTGACATACTCATCATTTGTTCAAGACCCATCCAACGAATATCCATCTGCTTACCAATCGGAGCTTCGTAATCATACTGCGGTGCGAATAACTTGCGCAAAGCAGAGATTAAGGCTCTGTTGCCCCTGAAGGCACTTTTGACGGCAACTCGTTCTTCGTCGGTGAGTCGCCCTCGTTTTGCTTCTTCTTCCATATTTTTTTATTAAACTAATAAACTAACTTATAAACTGGGTTGTGGTGCTGGTGTCGCCTGTTCGGTGGTGGCAATGGGCGCTGGGGCAACAGTTGATAATTCAATCGGGCTGACATTTCCTAACAGTAATATCTTGTTAAACAGGAGCTTGGCATTCGGGTCTTGTAAGACCATTGGGTTTTGAGCAATCGTCTGCAACATTGTGTTGTAAGTCTGATAGACGGCTTGCTTGTCAATTTGTTCGTTGGTAATCATCATATCCAGTTTCCACTCCAAGTCTTTGACAATTTCTTTCCACGTAATTTGACCGGGAGTTAAGTAGCGAGTATTGCCAAGTTCACCTAATTGCTCTCGGATAGCTCCTTCCTCCACTTGAGGGTCAAACGGTATCGTTTGGTCAATCTTGCCAGCCAAAGCCAGTTGTTTGGTGCGTTCATTATATCGTTTAATAGCTTCTTTCGGCACAAACATTTTGTCAATTTTCGTAATGTCCCGATCCTCCAACATCGCCACAATCTCGTTTTGATTATTCAACTTAGTCTTGAGGTGTGGGATGATATATTCTCGCAACATTTCTTCCAAGTATTGCCCTTTGTTTTCGGTCATTATCTCAAAGAGGGATAAACCTTGTGCGGTGGTGATTTGGACTGTGCCAAGAGCCGTGCCAGACGGTGGCGTAATACCACGAGCAGCGTCGGGGGTTGAGGTAACTTCTTGACCCAATACACGCCACTGCTCGGCATAGGCTTTAACATTGGTAATATCGGACTTAGTGTTGTTGAGTTGAGTAACTGGCTTATTTACATCTGTGTAGATGATGTCGCCATTTTCCACGTTAGTTAAGATGTTTTTACCAGCTACGGTTGCATCAGCCGTTTGAAAGATTAACTTAGAAGCTAAGTCCATTTGGTCTTTCCATTGTTTCATTGAGTGATTGACCATCCATTGAGCATCAAACAGGTATTCAACCGCCCCGATACCCAAACTTCGCCCATCTTCTTCTATCAAGTGGGTTATCATATAGGGGTTTTTCTTTTCCTTACCCGAATAGAGGGTAAAGTCTTTAATACCGTCTTTGTTTTCTACCCACGAAATAACGTGCATTTGTTGAAAGAAAATGTTTTCGTCATTGTCATCTGGTTCTTCCCCTTTGGCGAGCTTGTAGGTGGCTTGACTTAGTTCACCGTGAACCTCATAAATCCCAATGTATTCGGCTCGGTTATCCCTTTGCTCGTCTTTCATACTGGTTCGGGCTTCTCGGTTGTCTAAGATACCTTCCACCGCTTCCATATTATAACCGGCATAGTCAGGATGACCTGGTGTAGCCATATTTTTAAGCTGTGAGGGGGTTTTGAAAAACCGTTCAATGACAGGTAAGGACTTAAAATCAATCGGGTCAACAATCAAGTTCTGCCAAGGCACGACAGTTGAAGTAAGTTCGCCGTCTTTTTCCACAAACTTGACCACCGCTGAACCATATTGAGCCAAAGTTCTGCCCCATTTGTTTAAAAACGCCCCAAATTTAGTCCTTTTCATCCATTCCTGTAAGAGAATGGTGGCAATAAACGCCGAAGCAGTGTTGGCGTATTTATCAGGTAAAACAATTATGTCTTTGCGGTCTATGTCAGTGGCCCGATACCAGATATTTACCGCCGCACTAACAATATTAAAAAAGGGTTTATCCCGACCAAGTGAGTCGGTGCTACCAGAGATGTGCTTAGAATTGAGATAGGCGTAAATGCGTTGAATGGTATCATATAAAGACCATTCCACATAATCGCCAATTTTATCGGCTCCTCTCGTTAGGTTTTCTTGTGCTTCACGAACGAGTGAGTGTAGTGATTCGTTTTCCATTTTAACTTGTTAAAGAAATAAGCCGACGTCTTGCGACAATCGGCTCGTGTCCTAAAGTGGAAACTCTGACATAACCACCTTAGGACATCAGCTGGTTGTCCCAAGTTTGTCAGAGTTTTTTAGTTGTTGTGTATATTATATCATTTTTTTAAAGCACAAGCAAACTTAGCTCTTAATTCTTTAATGCGAGGGTCGTTCTCATAACGCCTTTTAAGTTCTTGGGTGGCAAACTTGCCAGGGTCTTCACCTCGTTCATAGGGAAACTCCTCGTCTTTATGGCGGAATAAGTGTCCATAGTAAGCCGAACGGGTTGTTTTACATCTGCCACCATTTAACCAAGCCGCAATTCCTAATTCAGCCGCTTGTCCACCCCAACTTCCAAGTGTTTCATCGCAAACATTCCACTTAAAGTAATTCTCCTTTGAGATAACCCAAGCTGAACCTTGCAAACACATTGTCTCCCCGACATCTCCCTCGGCGTGTTGCATTACAAAGTTATCATCAAAGACGAATTGAGCCATTTGCTTTTTACCATTAACAGTCCAATTATCAGCGTCTAGGGGCAAGAGTAACGGGGCTAGAATAGTCTTGTCGTCTATTTCCGCTAGAAGTTTAATGTCAAAACCTTGTGAAAAACTACAATGGCCATCTGTTTTCATTATGTAATCGCCTGTGGCTTGTTTAGCCAGGACATTCATCATTGCTCGCTGACCGATACCATTTATATCATTACCAACCAAGACTTCAAAATCGCCTTCAGCGTGTTGATTTATGTCCTCAATCGTCTTTTCTAGCCATTGCTCATTACGAGCTGGGATTATGATACTAAGTTTCATTTACTTGAGTTAAGTTGTTGCCTATTTTCAATAATGTTAAATCGCTGTTCTTGCTCTTGGCGGATTTGGTTGGGGATAAAATCTATTAAGGAAGTTAGAGCATAGCGAACAGCGTCTAGGGAGTGGTCAAAGCCTGCTTCGGGGATATTCAACACCTTGCCGTCTTTGTCGGTTTGCCATAGATAGTTGCGATATTCCTTGATGATGTTGACCGACCTTTTAGTGACTGAAACCCTTTGACCTTGCACCAGTTGAATGCCTTGTTTAACGCTATCTTTGCCTTTTTGCGAGCCGATAATGGTTACGCCATATTGACTTATCTCATCTATGCTTTTAGGTTCGGCACTATCAGCCACCACTAGCGTTTTGGTGTCCTCATTAAGTATTATATCAGCAATTTGTTTATTGCTTAAACCTTTTTGGAAACATACTTCGTCTAGGATATAACCGCCATTGTATTTGTATAACGCTACGATAGCAGTCGGGTCATTCGTGTAACCGAAGTCAAGCCCCATTCTTTCCAATCTAGCTTCGTGTGGTATTTCGTCAATAATCGCCCAGTCTTTGTAAATCTTACCTTCTACCTCACCCAAGAGTCCAAGGCCATAGACCGCCCACCAGCCCTTGCGGTTTTTGCGTTGTTCTATGGAGTTGATAGTCGCCTCGTCTAAGGCTTCGTTGCCAAGATAATTAACGACAATAAAATCAACGTCATCTCGTTTGTCTTTAACCTCAGTATCAAACCAAAACTCACTCACCGGATTCCAGTCAAGATAAACAAATTCACGGGTTCTAACTTCCAATTCCTCAAAAGCCATAAAAGATACGTTGTTAGCTTCGTTAATAAATAACCTATCACGTCTTCCACCTCGGAGTTTATCGTGTTGGTCTGCCCCAAAGAATTCTATTTGACTACCACTTTCAAAAGTGTAAATCTTGTCAGTTTCCGCCCAATTGGTTTCTTTCCAGTAGTTGTGAGCTTTTAGGATATTCTTAAAATCACGAATACAACCCTTTTTAAGATGGGGCATACTCTCGGAAACAATAGAAGTTAGGGTTGGGGTTTTGTCCTTTTGGGCATACTCTATAAGACCAATCAAGATACTGATGGTCTTAGAGCTAGAAGTCCCACCTTGCACGGCCCTAATCTTCTTCTTGAGTTGGGCTATCTTCCTCGTGTTGGTTACTATTTTGAACTCCATTTGTAAATAATTCCGTTATTGGTTTAGGGATTAAGTCTTGCCCATTTTTACCAGTCATCTCACTTCTTGTAGAATATCCCTCGTCCTTTCCTAAAGTAGTAACCACTGTCTTGGCAACATCAACTTGTATTCTTAATAAATCTGTTTTTATTTTACCTTTCTCATCCTCAACTTCGTAATCAAGTGTTTTATCTAGTTTCTTCTCTGCTTTTGATAGCATATCTTTTCTCCTTAGCCCTTCTTTTCGTTCCTTGAACCATCCTTGAAGAGTTATGTTCTTAGCGTGCCTCTTTCCGTATCCAGCTTTTATGGCTGACTCATAGGCATTTTCTTGTCCTTTAACAATAGACTCAATGTAATAATCCCAACAAATCTGCTCTCTAGGGTCACTGGTTACTCCGTTTGCTCCATTAGGATTAGCGTTCATTGTATTTTCTTATTGCAGTTTTTGCCTGATAAAAATTAAGACCTAAATTGTATAAACTTGAAAGGTGGGTTGCCATTTCGTCTAAGGCTTCGCTGTAACCTTTTTCTGGGATTCGTTCTTTGAGCCATTGATATTGAGT